AAAACCAAGGAAACTCCCAAACCCGACCATTTAAAACCATACAGAGGGCTCTAATCGAAGCTGCTAGGTTCTCTTATGTTGTAGGACAAAGAAACGATAAGTTTGATTTAACAACCATAATTCTTGCTGCTGGTACTCACACAGTTGATAACAGGCCAGGATTTATACCTTATGATGAATCAAGTGCAGCTAGATATTACACAAGATTTGGAGAGAGTAATCAGATATTAAGTCCATTTGGATTAGGTAGTAACTTCGATTTAACTTCGCCTGATAACGAACTATACAAATTAAATAGTGTTCGTGGTGGTGTTATCATCCCAAGAGGTACTTCAATTGTAGGTAAAGACCTTCGTAAGACAAAGATAAGACCTAAGTATGTTCCAGATCCAGAGAATAATAATATTGACCCAACTGCAATATTCAGACTGACTGGTGCTTGTTATATTTCACAATTCACTATCTTTGATGGTGATCCATCTGGTAACGTATATAAAGACTACACTGCAAACCTATTCACACCAAGTTTCTCTCATCATAAATTAACTTGTTTTGAATATGCTGATGGTGCAAATGCAGTTACGATTAATGATGGATTCTTAAATATTACTTCGACATCAACTGACCTTGATATGTATTATCAAAAGGTTGGAGATGTCTATGATGCTGGTACAGGTAGACCAATTGAACCAGACTTTCCATCAGGTAATCTTGATTTCCAAACAAGAGTAGAAGAATATCGTATTGTAGGATCAAAAGGACAACAGGTTGGTATTTCATCTATCAAATCTGGTGATGGTGCAACCGCATCAACAACAGTGACTGTTGATTTAGATCAAACTCTTACAGATCTTTCAATCGATACACCTGTTCGTATCTCTGGTATTAGTACATCAGGATATAATGGTATCTTTGTTGTATCTGAAGTTGTATCAACTACACAATTTAAGTATGTGGTGGGTGCTGCACCAAACAATCCACTTCCAACACTTACAAGTGCAAATGTAAATATTGAAATTGATACAATCAATTCTGCTTCACCATACTTATTCAACTTATCAAAGAGATCTGTCTTTGGTATGAATGGTATTCACTTAGATGGTGC